ACATCCCTTGGCAATTGTGTGCTTATGTGCATGATGATCAAGGCTTATGCCCTCCACAAAAATGTGGACGTCCAACTGGCTAACAATGGTGACGACTGCGTCGTATTCCTTGAGCAGCGGAATCTATCATTGTTCAGCGAAGGGTTGTTCCAATGGTTTCTTGAGATGGGTTTCAATATGGCGATTGAACCACCTTCTTATGAGCTTGAGGAAATTGAGTTCTGCCAATGTAGGCCCGTCTTTGACGGCGCCAAATATACTATGTGCAGGAACCCTTTGACTGCGATTGCTAAAGATAGTGTATATCTTAAGCACTCGGATCAGTTTGTCACTTACAAATCATGGCTGAATGCCGTAGGTACTGGTGGTATCGCGCTTGCTGGGGGGATGCCTATTTTTAATAGCTTCTACTCCATGTACAAGCGTTCGGGGTCTGAAACATGGTGGTCCAGGAGGCGTGGCCGTAACAAGGACGTTGGGTTGACCGACGATGTCTTGCCGTGGTTTATGCGCCAGATGGGTATGCAGGGGCGCCGTTGCGCTGCTGAGCCCACACCTGAGTCTCGAGCTAGTTTCTACTTTGCCTGGGGGGTTACTCCCGACGAGCAGATAGCACTCGAAAAACACTATGATGGTTTGTCGTTGAACACCAGAACTCTCGTTTCTGGTGAGTTCGAGCCCCGCGCGGTTTTCGCGGAGCCGGACGAATGTTCGTGACTGTGCATGTCGTGGAAAGAGGTTACCACGTTAAATCCACCCTTTATGTCTATACCACTCGGACGTTAAATGTGTGGATGGGGCTCGTTGTTAAGGACCAAAACCAATTTGATGGGCTGATATAGATGCCAAGAGACTGCATAGTCCCATCTTCGGGTGTCAACGAGTGAACAGTCCCGTTTTGTTGCGGGATCCCATACAAACTTATGACCAATGTCTATCGTTCCGGTTGCTAGCTACGTACCAGGTAAAATCGCTAGAGTTGGACAAGGAGCCGCTTCATTAGGCATTAAATTGCCCTCTAAAGATCAAGCGCTTGCCCAAATTGTCGATTTTGTTATCCGGAAAGCCGTGCCCAATCTCCACCCCGAACTTAAAGTTCACGTTCAGAAGTATCTCACACAAGCAGCCAATCACCTTCTTAAGGCAGGTCAGTCGGTTAACACCAAGGTGTTGCTGTCTCACGCCAAAAGAGGCTTACCTAGCTTTCTTGAGAACTTGAAAATGACGGTGGGTAGGCGCATCAACACTGGTGAAAACCAGGGGTCCACTATTCAACTTGGCGGCGGTGCTATTTTAGGTGGCTCAACCACTTCTGCACCAGTTGCTATATCCCACAACATCTCGCGTCGTAGCAAGCCTAGGATGTCAGTCAAGGGTGATTCTTATGTGGTTCGCCACTCTGAGATGTTGGGGGCCATCCTTTCGGGGGCCCCCACCAGTAATATCACAGCTTATAGATCTGTTGGTTTCCGTGCCAATCCTGGCATTTCCACTATCTTTCCTTGGCTGTCCTCCATGGCCGTAAACTACGAGAAATACCGGTTCCGCCGGCTCACTTTTTCTATCGTCCCGCTTGTGTCGACCGCTTTTAGTGGGCGCATAGGGGTCGGGTTCGATTATGATTCGTCTGATGTTGCTCCTGGGAATAGACAGGAGTTTTATGCTTTGACCACGCATGCTGAATCCATGCCGTGGCAAGCTTGCTCCATCAATGTTAAAGTGGATAACATCTTCCGGTTCACTGGTACTCATGTCGCTGCAGACAACAAACTCATTGATTTAGGCCAGGTGGTCATCATGTCCGATTCGATTTCTAATGGTACCATTTCGTCTGCGATACCCCTATATGATCTCATCGTGGATTACGAAGTTGAGCTTATTGAGCCACAACAGGCCCTTTTCTCCACTCAGGCTTTCTCCAATGTGTCCACGCTTGTTAGCGGGGTTCCATTGGGTACTGGGGTTGATACGACTAGTATAGTCGGGCCTTCTATTGTAACTTCAACTGCTGTATCTTCTACCGTGATCACGGTTGAACTACCTGCCGGTACGTATACGTTTGCTACTAGACATAATTGGAGCGCTGGGGTGGCGACGTACTCTGTTGCGTCCCCTACTTCCACCGCCACATTGAAAGTCAACACTTTTGCGGGCGGGTCTTTTGCGGCCTGCGTTGGTACAATTGCTGGCATTTCAGACATGAAGATTACTTTCACCGTTGGCACTGTGACGTACACCACTAATATGAACGCTTGCAATTTGCTGTTCACTCGTGTGTCGTCCGGTGTTGCGGCGAACTACCTCGCCTAGTCGTTGGTCTGTCCCTTGCTGTGCTGGGACATTAATAAATGGTTCCAGCTTTGTGCGTTGACCGGATCGTAACCGGCGTGTTGGCATACACTTTTATGCGGTCCCCCTGTGAGATGTAGGCACGCGACCAGCTCTTGGGCCACGCGATGTGTGGTTGTGGGTTGGATGGGATCGTAGTGCTGAGAGGTAGCAGATGGGGTAAAAACATGCATTAATTTGGAGTGGTTTACAT